CAAGACTAGAGCAAGTGAAGAGCTGCTAGGCCAGCTCCACGAGGCTGTGACTACAGACCTCCTGCGTCGTGTTAAAGCCGGGGATGCTTCCCCTGCTGAACTGAACGCTGCAATCAAGCTGCTTCAGAACAACGGCATTGAGGCTATCCTGACTGAAGAGTCGCCATTGAAGGCTTTGATGGAATCTCTGCCAAAGTTTGAGGACGAAGGGGAGTATGCAAACTGACAAGCCTATCTATTAGACGAGGAGAGAAACTCCCGACCAAACAAGGAGCAGGGCTGACTGCTAAAGGCCGAGCCAAGTACAACAGAGAGACCGGCTCTAACCTTAAGCCCCCTGCCCCGAATCCTAAAACAAAAGCTGACAAAGGTCGCAAGCGCTCCTTTTGTAAACGTATGCTTGGCATAGTGAAGAAGTCTAAGAACGCTGAGCGTGCCAGAGCCTCAATGAGAAGGTGGAAGTGCTAATGTGTGTAGACATGTCAAAAATGGCAGGAGAAGTATCTCCTTCTGATGTACAAACTACAGGTAATAATGTGGTGAGCGGCGCTGATATAAACTGGGGTGACTCAGACAATGACGCTGATTTCTTCAGGGCTGATAAAGCCATGATGAGCAAAATGAACATAAAGAAGGCTGACGTTAAACCAGCCGAGCCGATGTCGATAAAACCAAAAAGTAAAAGTAAAAGTAAACCAAAGTCTACTCCTGTGAACGACGATGACCCTAACGTTGAATACGACATATACGGAAACGCCTACACTAATGCCCCAAATAAGGAAATACGATATGACATTGAAGGTACCCCGTATACGGTTTACTCCGATACATAATGAGTTTGACGATGCTGAGGAGTATGCGAACTGATGTGTTTTGCATCTACAAAAGAGCAGCCTAACTTAATTCCTTTCAATACAAGCTTGCACGTTCCACAAGACGTAGGGTTAGGAGGTAAATCTACAGAATACCTAACCTCAGACTACACAGGATCGTCAGGCAGCGAGGCAACGAATTATCCTAGTATTTGGTGGGATAAAAACTTACAGCCTCACGTTTTAGATGAGGCTAGTGCTTATGATGCTCACACCACTTACGAAGGTTTGACAGGTAAACGTTCTCCACGTTATGCAAGCATGGATTTAGCTATTAATGCAGCCAAGGCACGTTCAGCGTCAGGAGGAGGAGAAGTAGGTTCATTGTATGAGTGAAGACCCTCTCAAAAAAGATTTTCGTTTATTCCTTTACCTAGTCTGGAAGCACATTTCCCTACCAGACCCTACTCCAATCCAGTACGACATAGCTAACTACCTTCAGAACGGCCCTACAAAGATAGCCATTCAAGCTTTCCGGGGCGTAGGTAAGTCATTTATCACTGCTGCCTACGTCCTGTGGAGGCTCTACTGTGACCCACAGCTCAAGTTCCTCGTTGTCTCTGCGTCCAAGTCGCGTGCTGATGCGTTCTCTACGTTCACTATGCGCCTGATACAGGAGATGGACATTCTAGCTCACCTTCGACCAAAGGAAGAGCAGCGGAATAGCCGCATCGAGTTCGACGTAGGTCCAGCTAAGGCTGACCAGTCACCTTCAGTTAAGTCTGTTGGCATCACTGGACAGATAACTGGATCTCGTGCTGACGAGATCATCGCTGATGACGTGGAGGTACTGAACAATGCAGCTACTGCTGATATGCGAGAGAAGCTCTTGGAGCGTACTAAGGAGTTCTCTGCTGTCCTGAAGCCACTGGAACACGCTAGGATCATCTATTTGGGTACTCCCCAGACTGAAGACTCCATCTACGCCAAGCTCCCAGAGACCTTTGAGACACGTATTTGGCCAGCGCTAGTCCCAACTAAGGACGAGTCAGAGAAGTATAGTGACAATCTAGCCCCTTACATCCGTAAGATGATGGCTAAGCGTCCTGAAGGGACTACAGCAGACCCTGACCGCTTCACTGACATCGATCTAGCAGGCAGACAGGCTGAGTACGGTCGTGCAGGGTTCTCGCTACAGTTCATGCTGAACACTCAGCTCTCTGATGAAGACAGGTTCCCGCTGAAGATCAAAGACCTCATTGTCATGGACATAGACAAAGAGAAGGCTCCTATGAAGATCAACTGGCTTCCTGATTACAAAAGGGAGCTAAAGGAGCTACCTAACCTAGCTATGGCTGGCGATAGGTTCTACATGCCAGCATCTGTTGACGATACGTTCGCTCAGTACACAGGAACAGTAATGTCTATCGACCCTAGTGGACGAGGCAAGGACGAAACAGGCTATGCTGTGATCAGGATGCTCAATGGTTACCTGTTTGTCACACAAGCTGGTGGTCTACCGGGCGGTTATGACATGCCTACGCTACAAAAGTTAGCCAAGATAGCTAAAGATGAGCTGGTGAATCATATCATCATAGAAGCTAACTTTGGCGATGGCATGTATCAGGCACTCTTTGAGCCTGTAGTAAGCAAGATACACCCGTGCATGGTGGAGGAAGTAAAGCACTCCACGCAGAAGGAAAGACGCATCATAGATACCCTAGAGCCAGTTATAAGCAGACATAAGCTTATAGTGGACAAAAAGGTGATCGAGGATGACTATAAGACAGCTCAGGCTTACGAGGCTGACGCTAAATTCACTAAAACCCTTGTCTACCAGATGACACGAGTTACATACGACAGGGGTTCTCTTAAACACGATGACCGATTAGACGCTCTAGCCATCGCTGTCAACTATTGGGTCGAACAAATGGCCCAAGATGCTGACAGAGGAATAGCATCAGAGAAGTCTGAAGCTCTGGATCGTGAACTCCAGAAGTTCATGGACCATGCAGCAGGTCGTAAATCTCAATCTAATTATGGCGCTGCCTACAGCGGTACAAGCGCAAGGTTAATCTGACATGACATACGTATGGGGATGGCATCTCTCACTCGATCTAGGGGGATGCAGCAAAGAAAAAATAACTTCCAAAGACAACATTATCGCGTTCTGTAAAAAGCTAGTTCCCACAATTGGCATGAAAGCCTACGGAGAGCCAGAAGCTGTTCACTTTGCTGAGCACGATGCTGGCAAAGCTGGCTTTACGCTGACTCAGTTGATCGAAACGTCTAACATCTGCGCTCACTTTGTAGACGCTACAGGGGAGATGTATCTGGATGTGTTCTCGTGCAAGCCATTCGATCCTGATCTAGTCATGGCTGTAGTAGGAGATTTCTTTGAACCGGAGTTTGGAGAGATGCACATGGTTGAGCGTGGCGCATCTAGAGAGAACTACGCAGAAGAACAAGAAACCAACATCTCAATTCATTAAAAGAAATACACATGCCGGTCTGGTCTAACAACGACTATTAGAATGCCTCTCAGAGGCTCTAGAAAGCCCGCTGACGGGCGTTTGCATACCCTTGGCTAGGTAGGTAGCCTGCAATGTAAACTCCTGTCAGCGAGCTTCCTAGCGAGGGCTAGCGAGGCTCTGAAAGAGTAGACAGAATTTTGCAGAAAAATCTGAGAACCCTAACGTTATAGCGAATTTGTCGCTTCCCCCGTGAGCGGCTAGAACTTAGCCTCATTCACTATCACGTCAAACCGCTGGTCCTTGGCTAGCTAAAACTTAACCATATAGCTGCCTGTTGGCTAGCGAAGCTTAACTATAACGCCCACTACTTGCCCAACTTCCTGCCCACGTCATGCCCAACTTCCTGCCCACGTCCTGCCCACTAGGCCAACCACCCCTGCTAGAAGGCGCAAGCTTAAGCGCTAGCATAATGATGACAAGCTTAGCCTATACTGTAACAAGAGCAAGCTAGAACGCAAGCATTCGCTGGTCAACGGCCAAGCTTGTGTTTTTGTGTTGCGGTATTTTTATGGTATAGTCCAAGCTTCTGTATACGTATAAAGAACACGCGTTCATATATTAGATCAACGATCTTATAGTCAAGCTTACTTTTTTTTATTTTTTTTATAGCCAAGCTTACTACATTGCCAAGCTTCTGAAAAACCTGCATCTTGCCATGTAACCTACTGAAACAAAACGATTCACCATGACGAATCACCCGTGAAAATAAACTTAACAATAAACGCTAACCTACTGATTTCATTGGCATACAGAAACCGTTTGACG